GGGTACTTGGGCTACTAGTTGCTGCTTTAGTTATTAGTGCAATTAAGTCAGGGATAGCAATGTAATGCCTTATAAATCAAAGAAACAACAAAGAGCTTATAAAGCCAGTGCAGGCTGGACTAAGCCATTTAAAAAGAAAAAGAAAAAAGTTAAAGGGAAATAACGTAAATGCCTTTATCAAAACCCCAGAAAGAGATTGTTGCTTCTCCGGCCCGTTTTAAAGTTGTTGCGGCAGCAAGAAGATTTGGTAAGAGCTGGGTCGCTCTACATTTAATGGCTAAGGCTGCAATTATTCCTGGATCCAATGTGTTTTATGTTGCGCCCACATTCCGTCAAGCCAAACAGGTTTTATGGGAAGATTGCAAGAGAAAGTTTTTAAGAGTAAATTGGGTAAGTAAGATAAATGAGTCAGAGCTTACAATAACTCTTAAAAATGGGAGTAGAATTTTCCTCAGATCTGCAGAAAACGGGGATATTGCGATGCGTGGATCACGCATTTCATACATAGTACTAGATGAGAGCGCATTTATGACAAAAGAATTTTGGACAGAAACAATTAGACCGGCCTTATCTGATCAGAAAGGCGGGGCATTATTTATTTCTTCGCCCACGGGCAAGAATTGGTTTTATGATCTTTGGCTCATGGCACATCATCAACCTGGATGGGAAGCATTCCAGTTTACAACACTTGAAGGTGGTAATGTTGAGGCTGAAGAACTTGAGATGGCACGTGCAGATATGGATGAGAGAACTTTTAGACAAGAGTTTCTTGCTAAATTTGAAAATTATGAAGGCGTGATTTATTATAATTTTGATGTAGATAGGAATATTAAAGTGGATAATAGAAAGTTAACTAAGAAAGAAGTGATACATATTGGAATTGATTTTAATAATTCTCCAATTACGGCTTGTATTGCCAGAATGGAAAAGACACATGTACATATTATAGATGAAATATCTATTTTAGGATCTAATACGTGGGAATTATGTGAAGAGATTAGGAATCGCTATCCAGATAATCCAATTGTAGCCTACCCTGATGCAACCGGTTCTGCTAAAAAGACATCAAGTAATACGTCAGATCATAATATAATAAGACAATTTGGGTTTACATTAAGATCAAGGTCAATAAATCCAAAAGTAAAAGATCGTATAGCGTCAGTAAATGCGTTATTAAAAGCGGCCAATGGAGATGTACGTTTAACTGTTGACCCAAAATGTAAGCATGTCTTACAAGGACTTGCAAAACATAGTTACAAATTGAATTCTCAAATCCCAGATAAAAGTAATAACTTGGATCATATGATGGATTGTTTAGGGTATGTAATACACTACAACTTTCCTATTAAAGGACCACAGCCTAGGAAGGCAACTAGCCCCCAGATATTTAGACATTTTTAATAAATCTATGCTAAATATAACATGACACAAAGGAAAAAGTGATGAAAGAATTAGAAAATTTGATGCAAACGCATCCAGCATATGCAGATAACACCGCCCAAGCGAATTATATGTACCGTTCATATATTGGCGGAGAGCTTTATAAAAAGGGCAACTACCTCAGGCAATACCTGGGAGAATCTTCAGCACCAGGTGACCAATACGGACAACGGTTGGACTCTGTCCCACTAGATAATTCTGTTGCCACTGTAATTGATATTTACAGAAGTTTCTTGTTTAGGGAATTGCCACACAGAAACTTGGGATTGTTAGCAAATAACCCATTAGTTACACAATGGCTGTTAGACACTGATCTTGAAGGACAAGGAATGGATTCTTTTCTAAAGAGCGTTAACGACCTTGCCCTATGTTTAGGCAACATCTGGATATGTGTTGATAAGCCGGTCTACGCTGTTACGACAGCCGCAGAAGAAATAGAATTTGACATTCGCGCTTATGCAAGTATGTACACTCCTCAAAATGTATTAGATTGGACATACCATCGTGCTATAAACGGCAAGTTGTCTTTGAATTTCATAAAGGTTATAGAAAGTGATGGTCCACAATCATCAACAATTAGTTGTTGGTACAAAGACACAATATCAAGATATACAGTAGGAAAAGATGAATATGGTGAAGCACAAGACATTATAGAAGCAGAAGAATTTACAAATCCATTAGGATATATTCCATTTGTTAATCACTGCCCTATAAAGAGCCCAGTTCACGGAATTGGATATTCAAGTTTACAGGATATTGCAAATTCTCAGAAACTTGTATATAATTTGCTTAGTGAATTAGAACAAACAATTAGAATCTCGGGACACCCCTCCTTAGCAAAAACAGCCGCAACTGAAGCGGTTGGAGGAGCCGGGGCTATTATTACAATTCCTGAAGATTTACCAGGTGAATTGTTTCCTCGCTTATTGCAACCTACAGGAGCATCTATAAAAGGTATTATAGAAGCAATAGATAA